TTCAAACTTCTCAACATCCTTACCAAGCCTCTTTAAAGCCGCTATAGGAGTCGTTCTTTGTCCTAGACGTACAGGGGTACTATCTTCATTAGTAGTGCTCCCAAAACCGATTGTAGGCACATCTCCGGGTACTGGAATGTATGCTGTATCCCTGTAGCTTTCAGTTACCGCTATACCGATTAAAGCGGTAGCACTCAGTACCAGTGCAGCTACATTTTGGCGACTAAGCATCATTCTAAACCAAAAGGTCTGATCTCGTTTTTCATACGTTGGTCGTGCAGTTCTTGTTCTCTTTTATCCTGCTTGGCTTTATAGTACCAATTTACTAAAAAACCACCAACACCTAATATGATACCGATTAAAACACCGAATTCCGAGGACATAATCCATCCTAAAATACTGGTAGTTGCTCCAGTGTATGTAGCTTTACTACCAATTGCTGCCATTGTTGTATCAAATGCACCGTGAGATTCTACCGTCATAATATTTCTCGCCTAAATAATCAATTAAATAAAAAGAAAAGGCCAGCCAATAAAGGCTAGCCCTAATGATATTATTATATCATAAATTTACAGTTATTTCAAGAATCAATTTAACTTTGACTTGATTTCTTCAAGTTTAGAGTCCAATTCCTTGATTGCTTCAACAATTAGACCCAGCATGTTGCCATAAGCCAAAGCCAAATGTTCTCCCTGTTTTACTGCTTCAGGTAATACTTTTTCGACATCCTGAGCGATTAATCCAGTTTGTCTAACACCAGTATCGAGCCTAGTGTAGGTATATCCTGTCAATTGCTTAACTTTACTCAAAGCTTCTGATATTTTAACTAAATCAGTTTTTAATTTAATATCAGAATAAGCAGTTACGTTACCAGTAGCTGTAAGATCACCGGAAGTTGAATTAAAAGTCAATTTGGTGCTTACATATACGATTTCGTAAGGATTAAGCGAAAGAGGATTAAAGCTACCAAAATGAACTAAAAATTCACCCGATTGAAAGGCATCCGGAGTATAAATCTTTACTGTATCAGAACCACCTACGGTTACAGAACTTTTATCAACCCATCCTGGCGCAGAACCATAGGTTATTTGCATTATGGATGTTGTTGATCCAAAAGCTGGACCGGAAGTACAACTTGCAACATTAGTATCACTAGCATATAAAATACCATTTACACTAAAATTGGAAGGTTGAAAATTCTTATTATCAACAGTATCTGCGTTACCACTAATATTAATAGCATAACTAGTGGATAACGCTACCCAAGATGTACCGTTATATTTTTTCCAACTATTGGAAGCACTATCCCACTGAATAGTACCAGATGGGATATTGGTTACAGTTGTATCTACTGTAGCAGGATCAAACATTTTAGCTTGATCATCGAACCGAGCATCTAGTTTAGATAGAACCTCGACATATGTATTTGTTAATGTTGGCTCTGCATGATTTGCCATGTTATTTCCTTATTAATATCCAATAGCTGTCCACGATACTTCACCTGTTACTTGATTACCATTTGAATCAAATAAAAATACAGTAAATGATTCAGGGTAGAATCTACAATTTCCCGATCCATTAGTAGTATTCATAGTAACCGTAAAAGTATTTGTGGTAGCTGAAGTAATTGTATAAATCCCCTCAATTCCAGTACCAGAAGAGAACATTAAATTAACTTTCTGATTAGCAATCAATCCATGATTGTTAGATGTTACTGTACAGACATTGGAAGATACTGAATACGTAGCAATTACTATATTATCTTTGAAATTATATACTGGATTTAAAAATCCTGTACCATTCGCAGAAACAGAAATGCTTTGTACATCAATAAATTCTTTATTAAAATTAACTATTTTTCCTTCTGATGAAGTGGAAGTAATGGTAACTTTACCAGCATCACTCTTTAACTTTGCGTCAAGTTTTAAATATAAACTTTTTAATTTATATAAACCTTTATCCGTAGAGCTAGTTATAGTAAGTCTAATTTTAATGTATTTAAAATTAATTCCATATATACTAGTTGTACCATCATAAGTTGTATATGTAATTCCATCTTCTGAAATAGCAATCGAAGGTACTACATTTACGGGCGCCACAATTATTTCACCAGTATATGCCAACGTAATTTTACTACTTTCTAGTATCGAACTACTTACGAAAATTTCTTCATAGTATGCTGTACTGTTAGTAGGTTGTACATAATAGGGATAATTATTATTTGAAACACCAGTTTGATCTTGAATCGTATTCCATCCTCTACTGGTAAAATGCTGTTCCCAAGTTTCAGTAGTATTTACTGGTGCAACAACTCCACCGTCATCTCTGACTGCATTGCTGAACACACTAGATACACTATTGAAGTTTGAATTGAAGTCTCCATGAAATATAAAATCAGGAGGTTCGGTAACAACAGTAGTAACTGGTACAGGATCACTTTCTTCACCACTTGTATCCACGGCAGCTAACCAATAAGTAAATTGACCACCTGTATTTTCAATACTTGTAGTAAATTCACCCTTCTTTTCGCCAATTACAAAATCCGGAGATTGCCAGCTTGGTCCTCTCTTAACCAATACATGATTAATGGGAAGAGTAGTTACCACTGGATTTTTCCAATACAACATGACTGTATTATCAATTACTTGAGTTTTCAAGTTTGTTGGTGGATTTGGTCTAGCTTTTTGTGCGCTAATAGATACACCAGAAGATTTTCTTCCATGAATATCAACTGCCTTAAGAGTAAATACTTTTGAACCTAACCAATCAGCTTTAACATCGAAAGATGTAGTTTGAATTTTTTCCACGATAGAATCGTAAGATAATTCATAATATGCAATGTTAAATTCAGAAGTTGTTACTTGATCCCATTTCAAAGAACAGAAAATATTCGTAAGACCAGTAGTTGAGAAACTTGATGAAAAATTATTAGGATTAGGAACTGGTAAAGCAATATAGATAATTGCTGTAGCGTTTACGCTATAATTACCAAAATAATCTATCGGTCTAATAAAATACGAGAAACTAGGTTGAAAAGTTACTTGAGTATTTGTATTATCTCCAAGATAAATTAAATCACCATTATCCAAGCCCCAATTGGTATTAGTTCTACGTATTTCATATTTACTAACATCTATTTCAGGACTACGAGGCCAGGAAATATTAACTTGACCATTAGATTTATCGCCAATAGTAGAAATTGTAGAAATTAAAATATCACTTGGAGGATTAGATTTTCCAGTTACAGTATGAGTACTATATTCAGACCATTTTCCAACAATACCATTACTCGATACATATCTAAGTCTAACTTTATATGTTTCACCTTCGATTACATCAGGAATTGAAATACCACCATTTTGATAATCAACTGAAACATATTTAGAACTTAAAGTATCAGTAGCAGAAGCCAAATCATATTGAGCCTGTACACTTTGAACCATTGTAGGTAACTGATATGGATTATAATAACCAACGGTCATATTATATTTAAATACGCCTTTAGAAATTTGTTCCATTACAGATTCATCACTGACAAATGTAGTAATAGTAGGAGTATTATCACCAAAAGATTCGGTTCTAAGTCTTGGTAATTGCGTAATTTGCGCTTCAAATACTGTAGATGAACTTAGATTTAAATAATCAGTAAAAATATTATATTCAGAAGTTACACCATAATCAACTAAAGTAAGTCTAGCTGTTTTATTATTAGAAGGCTCTACGCTCAATACTAATAAGTCTTGACTTTCACTATTGATTTCACCAAATAAAAATAAATTACCACTTTCTAAATTAGCACCACTAGGTACAACTGCTAAATCTATCTCATCATAATATCCATCGGAAGATTTAGAAGCTACAGTTGCTACAATAGAACTTCCGTCATTTTTTCTAATCCTTATGGTATAGGCTCTACCAGCTACCATAGGCATTGCTTCATCTAACTGTAATTTGTTAGAATTAATGACATTTTTAATTCTACCGCTACCCAATCCCCACATTGGAACATCGTGAGTAACTTTAACTCTATCGCCTCTATTGCAAACAAGATATTCAATATCTACATTAAGAGTATATACTTCTGGTCTTAGTTTGATTTGAGCAAAATGCCACTTAGCATGATCAATTACTAATTGTTTTTTAGTAACACCAGGGAGAGTTAAGCTTTCAAATAGTGATGAATTACTTGCATCTTTACCATTATCATATACAATGATTTCATTTTCCTGATAGTTACTAGCCTCATCAAAATATGTTACACGTAAACCATCTGGTTTTTTAGGTAATGGCTTATTACCTTCAAATCCCCAGCTATTGTGCGGAGTAAAATGCTGAATGATATTTGGTTTAACTTCATCAATGATTACTGTCCATTTACCATCAATGATGGCTGGACTAGCTCTACCCGCAGCACAAATATCGCGCAATACATCTAGCACACTTCTAGTGTCAGCCAAAACTGCGTTATATTCAAATCCCTTTGCTGCACAATACTCAAAGAAATATTGTAACTGCGTTAGGTTGATTTGAGATGCAGCATTAGTTACCTTTCTTGGATTACCTGGGTGTTCTAGAACATATCTGAAAAGTGCAGCAGGATTACTGGTTACATCCATTACCCAATCTGTTCCATTCCACACTTTAGCGTATGTCTGAACTACACCATTGAAACCTTCTAGATTTCCACTCAGTTGGTCTGTTGCTTTAATTCTGATGGCTGTCTTAGCAATGAGACAGTCTTTAGGATTAACTGCTGGTTTTTGATTTGAAATGTAGTTTACATTTAATAATACAGTATCGTGATAGTATCTATAATCGGGAATATCTTCTGTATTATCTCCGGTAATTCTTCTAATTCTAATATACTTTAGAACTTCAGTACCTGAAAGTCTATATACCTCAAAAACATTAGTAAATGCATCTTTATTATTACTCTTAACTTCAAGATAACTAGCTGATCCAGAACTTACCCAATTAATACCATCTTCTGATTTTTCAATATTAAATCTTACTGAAGTTTCTTCGGCATTGCCAGCATCTGATCCTTTAACTTTAATTTTTCTAAGACCTTGTGGAAAATGTACAGCAATCAACGCTTTAAAATTATTATTTTGATCACTAGAACTTTCAATATAACTTCCGGGGGTTAATGAAGTATATAGATATCCTATAAAACTTGCAATTAATGATTCTCCAACTGGTGCAGCTAAATATCTGGCTTCAACAAAAGCTGTCGTACTTGTAGTTGTACCAGTTACAATACGAGTTGTACTATTCGGAGATTGAATATTTAAATTAGTAACACCAGTACCAACTATGCTCCAGTTAGTAGTATTAGATGTAAATTGAATAGAGAATGTTCTACCAGATACCACAGAAGATAAGTTGGCACTCATTTTATATTCCGAAACAAAACCACCACCATCGTCTACGATAGTTAAATCTCCACTCAAATATGTTTCCCTATTTTCTGGATTACCTTCACAAGTGATTGGAATATTTAAATTATCAGGGTCTACATCTTTTCCATATATTTCATTAAAAGTACCTTCATTGTATTGTTCTACGGGATACCCTCCACCTGAAATAGTAGCAATCTGGTAATTACTATAATTTAATAATGGAACATCACCAATTCGGAATGTATTAACATCAATGTACAATGGACCATATCCCCAAACCAGTAACATGCTCAGATAGCTATTTCTACCTTCATCGTATGTTAAATAATTAACAGAACCAAGTGGTGGGGTTACTCTTACTCTACCTAAAATTACAGGGATAGAACCGTAGGGATTGATCCTATTGGCACCACCATTGACCATCAACTGTCGTTCAGCTGAACCTGGGTTATTACCAGAAGCTGAAGCACCTCCGACAGGTGGCCTGATTGGTGCAATAGCGTTAATTAAAGCGGTTCCAGCAAGCATTGTGGCACCATACGCAGCAGCATATACAGCAGTAGTGGTGAAAGCTGTAGCGCCACCGGCTACACCAGCAGATGCAAAATATGCGCTTTCTGCCCAACCTGCTAGTTGAGGTGCTACGAAGGCTAATGCTAATACAGCAACTAATCTGCCAGTATTACCACCTCTAGGTACTGCTCTATATTCTACAGTATCGGATTCATTGAGTATTGTAGTTTCCCAATCTTTTTGATCTACAACTATACCATTTACTAGAATATTAACTTTAGATTTTAATTCTTCTGCTACACCGTATTCTTTATTTAAGCTGCTAACTAATAAAGATAGATTTGTCCCTGGTAGAATTGGGATAGTATAACGCTCAGTACGTAATGGATGAGGTACAGCATTCAGAATAACACTTTTATTTTCTGAATATTTAAAATAACCTACAATCCTCTTCTTCCAAAAAGGTGAAGATAAATTTTCAATAGCACTATCTTGATTCTCACGAACATGCAAGAATTGCTCTTCGTTTAGTGCAACACCTACGTGTGATTCAGTTCCCAAAACTCTGAATAGTACAATGGAACCTTCAACTGGTTTTTCGATTGATTCCCAACCTTCTTTATATTGAGCAATCAAATCTTGAATACGTTGAACATCTGTTTGTTCATATTCAGAACTAAAGCTTGGTAAATCAATTTTATATTCATTCTTATAAAATAGACGTACCAATCCCCAGCAGTCAAGACCATCAAAGTCTCTACCTTTTTCTTTATATTTTAGTCCTATGTACTTTTCGATTTGCATAATAGCCTTACTTAAAACATACCTGGGAAATATTGCGGGGTAAAAGAATGCATTGGAAATGGTTCTCTTTCGTAGTCAATCATGGATACTTCAGCAGAAACAGAATCTACATTGTAACTAAAATTGCTGATATAAAAATCAGAGAATGAAACTTCTACTACATCTGGAGTTTTTGATAATACCAATTCCATTTTGATTCTGGGTGGCGCTGTAATTGTACGAATAATAGGAGTAATGTGCCTAGTAACATCGTGCATTACAATTGAGCATCTAGGAGCTTGAGCTTCATCTTCTGATGGAAGAGAGATTTCCATAGGTAGGAAAGTATAGTCATTACCATTACTGGTAACACCATAAATTACTTCTTCACTTGTTTCAGAAATTCTTTTAGTATAACCATCAGCGATCCTAGCAACTACTTGACTTTCATTGATAGGATCATAGATGGTTAAAAGAATAATGAGATCATCATCAGCATCTGGTGAAAACACTGCCCTCAATGCAGAAGGTGACATTGATGATAATCTGCTCAAGGTAATACCTCCAATTCCAATGATACTCGCCAGTAATCAGGAAGGATATACGATGTAGTATACATCTGACCATCCCCCTGCGGAATAATTCTAACTTCTACAATACTACCTGTTCTAGGATGCGTATAACCAAAACGAGTAGTACCTCTTAATGTATCTTGAACAAAGGCTCTAAGTGTCTCAACCTGTGAAGTTGACATATTATATTGAACACTTAAAGTATCTGGTCTTCTAGCTCTTCTACGCATTTTTGCTGGACCAGAATCCGGTTGTGTTCTTATTACAGATACACCAGTTGTCTCCGAATAACTATCCAGAGGCATTTGAGGAAGAGATGTAGGCCAAATATAACTATATGCCATATTTATCTCCTAATTAGTTGCGGTACAATACCGAATGTTGAACGAATAGATTTCTGAGAAGAACTACCGCTACGGGCGATTTCACTAGCCGTCATTTCACCAATTACTACTTCTACTTTTCTGTTGCCTTTAGAGTCAACAGTTTCGCGTGTACTTGCTGTAGCATTAGTATTGTTGATAACCTGAACTGAAACATTCGAACCAGAACCAGATGCTTGTACACCTAGCTTGCCGCTAGAATCCCTTGTTAGAGGCATAATAGCTTCTGGACCAGCTTCACCCATAAGACCTGTACCTTTAGCGAATTTGAATAGTGTTGGACTATCTACGATTGAATTAGTAAAAGTTCCACCATTAGCAAATTTCTTTATGCCATTCATCCAAGCGCCACCATCTGCTTGCGATATGAACATGTTCTTAACTGCACCAAAGATACCAGAAGCACCACCGAAACCTTCATACATGCTTAAGCTAGCTCTTCTTAGTTCGAATCTAGTAATGTCCATGATCATTGTATTAATTAAATCTGAAAAGTTTAACTTTCCAGTTTTGGCAAAGTTGATAATTGCATCAGCCATACCTATAAATACATTTTCAAAGGCAGAACCATAAGCTTGAACCCGCTGTAGCTCTTTATCGTATTCAATGCTCTTATTTGCATTATTGATTTTGATAGCAGCACGAACAGCAGCATCAGCTTTCAATGCTTCACGATCTTCTGCACTTAGTCCGATTTGCTTATCTAAGTCACGCTTTTCTTTATCAAGCTCTAACTCGATCTGACGAATTTTTAGAAGCCTATTTCTTTCACGTTCAGTCTTGGAAAGAATACTAGTCTGATAGTCTAGAGCTTCACCTTCCATTATTGCAGCACGGGTTGCCTCATCGGAAGCAATACCTAAATTAATAGCAAGCTCAGTTGACTTTGTAATTCTATCAATATAGCTCTTAGTCAAATCAGCATTTTGCTTTCTTAACTGTTCTTGTGCTTTTACTTCCTCAAGAGTAGCACTGACGTTAGCTAATCTAGCCATTACTTCAGACATTTTCTCGTCGTTAAGTCTCAAGAATACAGGATCAGATGATAGTTCAATCATCTTTTTCTGTGCAGCATTTAACTCATAACCAGCAAAGGCAGCTTCAGTTTCCATCTTAGTAGCTTCTTTCATGATCTTATTGAAGACTTCAAGAGCTTTTATTTCTTCGATTGTTGCACTGGCTGTAGCTAATTTTGAGAAAGCTAAAATCTGATTATCTCTACTTAGCTTATTGAACTTAGGATCAGATAGTAAATCGATCATTTTCTTCTGAGCAGTATTTAGCTGATTGGTATTAGCCGTTGACTCAGATTGAATTTTATTGATTTCCTTCATTACACTAGCAAAATAATCAGCAGCTTCCTTTTGAGTTTTCATTCTATCTTCGAATGTTTTAGCACTATCGGAATTTGCTTTAGCTTGTGCAGCGGAAATTGACGAACCTTTTTCTTCAGCAGAATTGCGCTTTAAAATACTGGCGACTAAATCATCCTGAGCTTTTCTAGATGCTTCAGCATCTGATTTCATTTCTTCATGAATCTTTGCAGCACCAGCAAAATCTCCACGAATAACGGCAGCAATTTGACCAGCAATACCACCGATTTCTTTTCCAGTTTGCTTAATTACGTACCATACTTCTGAAGCAATAACAGCTACAGTTTCCCATACTGTTCTAAATGTAGCTACCACAGGTGCAGATTTTAATAAATCATAAACAGCCTGAGTTGCTTGACTGATTCCACTTTTAATGTCGAGCCACAATCTTTGTAATGGATCAAGATTCTTTTTAGCTTCGGCTACTGCATTTTTCTGTGAAGCTAAATAAGCTTCTGTAGCAAGTTTTGCAGCTTCAGTTTTATTCCCAGCCTGTTCAAGAGCGTATACATTCTGAAGAGTTTTTTCAGTAACAAAACCTTGTTCCTTAGCGATCTTAACCAGTGCCTTTGTTGGGCTATCGCCAAGATCAACAAACTGTTTGGCTGTTGTATCGATCGATTGACCTAGATACTTCTGCATATCATCAGCCAACTTGATCATTTCTTCGCTTACACTAGCACCGGCTTTTGCAAATTCAGTTAAAATACCAATATACTTGAGGGTACTCCCACCAGTTTTACTAGTCAAAGTTTCAGCAAACTTTACAGCTTCGTCGCGTGTCATTCCAATACTAGCACCAGTTAGTGCAATAGCTTTGGATAGATCAGTATTTGCCTGAGTAACTTTTACATACTCGATAGCTAAAGCTGCTAAAGTAGTTAGTAATAGTAATACACCAGTTTTCCCTAAACCAGACATTGCTACTGTTAGTGTTTTTACAGCCTCAGAATAAGTTAGAGTACCAGTAATTAAACCAGTAGTTGCTGAGTACAATGCCTTCATTGGTCCAACAACCAAGTTTAAAATAGATTCTCCGGCGCCAATTACAGCACGCACTAATAGTTGACCAATAGCTAAACCAATATCTTTTACGCTAGTAATCATGGAACTCATTGCTTTTACTAGCATGTCTGCCATATCTTTACCAGCTACACCAGCTAACGCAAATTGGTCACGTAATTGACCACCCTGCTGGAGTAAAACCATCATTGGTGATTGACCAGTAGCTAGACCAACGAAAATATCGGTAATCTGTGGACCTAGTGCGCGAGATAGATAGTCTACCTGTCTTTGACCACCAGCTTTTTGTACTGACAATAAGCTTTGCTTATATGCTTCTAGTTTTTCAACCTGATCGGAAGCTGACATACCAGAAAGCTTCAAAGCTTTTTCGAAACGGATAAGTGCATTATTAGTTGCACTAGTAATATTTCCATTTTCCTGAGTTAAGCGATTAACTCTATCCATTTCCCGAATAATATAGTCATTGGCTTTAGCTGCATCATTGGCTGCTTTTTGCCTATCCTTCATATTCTGAGTGATAGCATTCTCAGCACTAGCATTTCTAATGTAAGCCATATTAAGCTCCATTAGACCATTCTTGATGTCGGTTAGGCTAGCACCTTCAATCTTATACTTTTCAATAAGACGAAGTTTTTCCCTAGCTAAATCTTCCATCTGAGATTTAGATAGACCAAGTTCTGCGTTATATAGACGCTGTACTTCCTTGGTTACGATATATTCGTTTTTAAGGGCTTGCATGGCCCCAATGCTCTTGTCGAAGGGATCAGTACCCATCAACTTACGCTGAGTCTGTAGAACCGTTCCTAGCGTCTGCAATTCATCAGTCAAAGCACCAGCGGCCTTAGCGTAAGCTAGCTGTGAGGCTTGACCCTTGGAATAACCTTCAGCCATGAACTCAAGAATCATCTGTTGACGCTCAAGAACTGAAGTTTGCTTCCTTGTGCTTTCAGTAGACTTTGTACTTGTCTGTGCTGAAGCCTGTTGTTCTTTATTAAGCTCTTTGGAAGCAGTAGTAACTTCCTGAAGAGGTTTATTTAGTTTATTGACAGCACCAGATAACTTTTCAATTTCTGTAGCTGCATTTTTTAACTCGGACGTATCTACTACGAATTTTAACTGAGCTAAGTCCATATCTTTCTCCTGTGTATGGAAAATCTTATCTTTATAAACTAAAGATAATTTACAAAGACAAAAGCCCCAAGAGGGGCTAGTTTATGTTTTAGTATCTTTCTTAATCCGCTTGGCATAAGTATCCAAAGCAATCTTATCAAATATTCTGAGTAAGTCAAGTTCCCATTCATCTGGAAACATACTCATCAGTTGAAAATAATGATATATATCTGTATAACTTAATGGATTAGGTGAAAAGCCTCCACCAGACCTTGCGGAATTCAAATCCATAAACCACTTCCAAACATGCTCACAACTACTAGGTATCTCTAGTAATTCTTCAAGCTCTTTTGGCTTTTTACCAGTCTGTCGCCAAACATTATTTAACTGATCCCTGAGAGTATTTCCATCTTTGAAACTCTCAGAGAATTTAAATTCTTGTTTGGCAAACTCAATGGCAGTGTTTATGTCTTCAGCATCGAAAGTTGAGCAATTGACCGGATTCCTCCATTACTTGCTCACGAATCCAAGAATGTTCACGAAAAATACGTTCTGCATTTTCTTTCGTGAATGGAACATCTTTACCATTTTCTGTAATTCCACGCCAATCAATGACTCGTACTAATGCCGTTTCGATAGCTAAATCTTCCGCTTCTTCCAAAGTCATTTCTTGACTCTCTTTGCCTCTGCGTTTTGCTTGTTGTTCTTTTAACTGGAATTCACGAAACTTTTGCCTTGAGTAGTTTTTTACTACTTTTGACATTTCTCCGCGTACAGTAATAAAAGCACCAGTGGGATCACCGCTCCCTGGTAATTTAATCTCAAATTCATAACCAGCATCAGCCGCATCGGCTAGGTTTGTTTTTGCTAAATCTAGTGACATAATATCCTTTCATTAATTAATGAACATTCATTATAGCATAGATAACATAGAAAATCAAGAGTTGTAAATAACAAAAAACCCGAAGGGGTTAACCTTCGGGCTTATGTTATCAAGCAGCGGAGTCTTGAATTTGGATTGTAGTAGCTGGTAGACCAGCAGTTGTTGTACTGTTTAGTAGAGCCTGGAAGCTTGTGGAAGCTACTGTACCAAGTTCACCATCGTCTTTTGTAAAGCTACCTAGTTTTACTTTAGGTAGAGTGAAGGTAACAAAATTTGAATTATCAGTAGTATCTGAGCTTAGAGCTAGTACGATTGAAACAGGTGTTTCTGTATCAAAGTAACCACGGAAAGCAGCATCTTGGAAATATACGCTTAGATTACCTGTTACACGTACCCGACCAGAGAAGATTTCAGAAACAGAGTTTGAACCTACTGAAATAGCATTCTCAGTTGCACGCTCTACTGTGAAATCAGCAGAAGTAATTAGAGCAACAGGAGCACCAGCAACTAGCATCACACCGCTAACAGCAGCAAAAATACCGTTTGTATTTTGAGCAGTTGGTGAACTAAAGTACTGAGTAGTACCTGTCTGAGTCATATCCTTACCAGCAAAACCGAAATCTACAGTAGCTAGTCCGGTAGCAGGTAGTTGAACAGCCATACTGTTTACCTTCATACCTGTATATACTTCAGACTGAGCAATATCAGAATACCACTCTTCTACTGTAAATGAATCGTCTGTATGACCACTAGCAGGTACAAAAGTTACTTTACCAGTTGCAGTTACAGCGACAGAAGCAATTGGACCTTCTGCAACTAAATCAGATTCATTGATAGGAGTTACAGTTAGAACTGTAGCGCTCATTGCTGCAATTAGAAGATTCTTGCCTGCATTAGCTGCATTTAGACCAGCACCAGTCATTCTAATAGCCATACCTACAGCAAAACCATCTGTCAACCATGAACCAGTAGCGCGAGTGATTGTATATAGAGAACCAGAAGCAGCAACAGTTACTGATACGCCAGTAGCACTAGGAGCAGCCGTAAAGTCACGAGCAACAATAGCTGCCATGAAATCAGCATATGTAGCGGGAGATAGTTCACCATTTAGACTACCTTCAGCAGAACGTACACCATGACGGAAATCAGCAATTTGACGATCAGTACGAATTTCACTTGATTCGTAAGCTTCTTTAACTAGATTGAAACTAGCAGTAACCCGACGAAGTAGCTTGCCAGCACTAGTACCAGCTAGTACACCCCATGAGCTTTCTTTTTTGTAACCAACTTGTTTGGATACACCTTTAGCGATTGGCATATTATTTTCCTTAATTTAAATTTTTAACATTTGCAAATGTACTGAGTCAGGTTCAGCATCCCATACTTATTAGTTAGAATATACTTCTGCAACTAATTCTATGATAACAGGACATACTGATCTATCAGCGACTATTGATGCACCTGCTATTTGAGGTGTTCTAAGAACATGAATTCTTACGTTACCTTCTGTTAAAACTAATCCCTTTTTAAACTTATTTCTTATTAGTTCAGCACGGGATATAATTTCAGAGGTTCCCTTATTAATTTCACCAACTACAAATACTTGCATGGTTACTCGTTCTCTATGAAAACCTGTACCCAATACAGGATCATCTGGAGATTGAATTATAAATTGAACTCTCTGATAAATAGTACTTGGAGGGTTAAAAGTAACCCCTTCCCAACCAGTTGGAACAGAAGGTGTTAATGTATTAAGATGCCTTTCGGCAGATCGTTTTATTTCTAGAATTGACATTAGCTACCCTCATAATATTTCTTCAAATCAAGACTATAGATATTCATTACTGCATCTAGAGTTGGTTTCATAATACCGTTTGGTGCTTGTGAGGAATAGCCATTTTCTAGCGATCCAAACTTTGGTAATGTCCAACCTTCAGTTGCTACATATCTAACACTATTCATTACGTAAACAACATCGCCAAGCTTATAACCCTTACTTGCAACATCTGCATTACTCTTAATATTATAAGCATTAGAATCGGTTGCTCTTTCTGGAAAGATTATTCTAGTTGGACCGTTAAAAGATATTGTCCAACCACCTTTAGCTGAACCGGGTTCTGCTGGTAATACTCTCAAACGAGAAGGTAAATTATACATCCAGTCAGTACCTTCATTTAATTGACCGATTGGTGTATTATCGATTGCTTCTACGGTTAAATTATAAGTAAATATTTCAACCATACCTTCTAGTTTTCTAGTAGCTTCTTCTTTAAATTTTTTAAGGTCAGCTTCAAGTTTAGAGGTATCGCAACTAATCATTATTAACCTTTTACTGCAAGCATTTTATATAATACTACTTTACCGATAGCTTGATGTTTAGTGATTGAATCAATTACGTATGTTCCAGTTGAATCGATAATTTTATCTCTAACGGCAGGTGTAAACTGTAAATCGTAATTTGTCAAATAAAATATAGCAGCATCTTGACCAATAAGATTCGGATAATTATATTGATTAGCCTTGATGTGTTTTTTATACATTTTCACAGTATAGGTCGTATTGGTATTACTTACTGATCCAGTTTCAATATTATATGATCCTTCAGTAACAACAACATAGGACATGTTTTCACCATGCCTATCTATTTGGTATTTAGTAGAGGCAAGAAATGCACTGTGCATAATTTACCTCTTAAACACTAAATGGACCTTTAAATACTTCAATATCATCTACAGGTGATACTATAATATTATTGTCAGGATTAGCGTTATTAGTTTCCATATCTGATTTGCTAATGCCACCAGCATATGGAGTAACTTTATCATACAAACGATTTAGATCAGGATTGCTGATATACATCTTTAAAGCTTGCATGTAATTTTTTGCAGCTTGCGAACCTCTGATACTAAATATATCTACAGATTCATCAGTACGCATGCTTAGTTTTAGCAATAGGGATTTAGCTACATCCATTGCTGTACGCTGTAGATTGCAATCGTTCTTATACAAGAAGTATCTAATCTCAGCATCTGACATCATCGGGAACTCAGCAGACGTATCTCCAAGTTCATAACGTATATCTTGAATTGTTGCCATAATGGTTCCTTAATGTTGCATGTTTCTAACATTAAATACTAATCTAACATTCACAATGTTAAAATCAATATTCAATGTTAGAAAGGCTCCCGAAGGAGCCAATCTTGGAGCCGATTAGTTGCTAGTAAATAGACGAACTAGAGCGGCAGGACGGCGAACTAGGTTTAGGAAGTTAGATTCGGTTTGAATCTGAATTTCGCTATCCTTTGGATCACGATATGTGAAAGCATAAGCCTCTTCACCAATTGTGTTAACATGTGAGAACTTGTTAGCAGGTGAGAAGTATGTTAGGAACATGTCGCTAGTACCTAGAGGCATTGCATAAGCATCGCCAGCAGGGATTAGAGCTGTACCATTGTAGCTACCACGATACTCGATGTACTCAACACCACCGTGTACGAAGCGACGATATAGACCGGAGCCTAGACGCTGACGTAGGGGTTCTTGAGTAGAGGTGTAGTACTTGTAAGCCTCTTTAACACCAGCTTGAGTAATTAGCTTAGCGAAGAAAGCAGGTGAGCAAAGAACTGTTACGTTAGTTACTGTCTCACCAGAAAGGATATTGTCCTGAATGTGGGCAATAGCTTCTTCAGACTTAGCTAGAACATCAGTAGTTGTGGTGCCTAGAGCAAAGTCGATTTCTTTACGGGTTACACCGAAGTCTGTATAGAAGTTACCAGCTACAGTACCATTGGGGGCATAGATAGCGCCAGTGGTTAGAGCATAAGCACGAGCAGCTTCTAGAGTAGCAGCGTGGCTCATACGGATGCGCTCAAGCTTACGAGCGATAACAGCAGCTTCGGTTTCGGCTTGATCAGCAGAACCGTAGGCGCGTTTGCCCTGAACATCCTCGGGCTTGATACCGTCATCAAGGGGGAAGTGAGGAATAGCGAAAGAACGAAGATTGCGAGTATCGTCCTTGTTTACGTTGTTGCGTTCGCCACGTACTTTATCGGTAACTAGACCTAGAGTACCCTGGCTGGATTCAACTGTGATAGAATGTTGAGCTACACCTTCGTTACGGAAGATACCTAGTTCATTGATTAGACCCCAACGATTGGGTACTAGAAGTAGTTCTTCTGTGTAATCAACTAGCTCAAATGGTTTTTCAAAGCTACGTACTTGTGCCATTTTATTTATTCCTTAATTAGTTATTCAATAGTTACAATCAATACTGATTAGACAGCATTGTTGCAAGCAATACCTTTAGCTTCTAGAGCAGCATATACAGCAGCTAGTTCGCCAGCGGTGTTATATGTAGCGTCTAGTACTAGACCGGCTTTAGAAACGATGGCTGGGCCTTGTACTAGAGCTAGAACTTTAGTATCAGTTGTGGCAGCAACAGCTTGTTCTACCATTACGATAGCAGCAGGTACTTCAGAACCATCGGTGGCGGTTTGAACTGCGATCTGATACTTACCAGTAGCAGTTACTTTACCTAGTACAGTACCAGGGACTAGAGTAGCAGCAGCGCCGTTATATACTACGGTTTCACGGCAGTAGCCAGTTTCGGGCCATAGTTCTTGCTTAACTACGTTAGATAGGCGTTTTGCTTCTGTGGCAAATGGGTTGGCCATATTAATTCTCCAATATAAATTAAATTAAAATTACTTAACAGCTTGCTTGGCTTTTAGCAATTTCGCCACAGCAGATTCTTGAATAACGGGTTCTTCCTGAGCGGAAGCACCTTGCTCTTCAAATAGAGCGGATTTCTCTACAGATTCTTGCATTTCTGTTAGAGTTTTAACTACAGCTTGGAAATCTTCATCAGAAGCATCCTTGACTGCTTTAAATAGAACTTCAGCTTTAGCAGCATCTTTTACAGCAGCCACGACCTGATCCTTACGGGCTTTCTCGATAGCAGCTTTCTTTTCAGCTTCAAATTGAGCTAGAGTTTCTAGAGCTTTTTCTAGAGCTTCCTTCTGTTCGTCAAAAGACTTCTGTAGAAGGTCTAGAGTGGCTTTCTCTACCATTTCTTTTTGGTTTTCATCCATTTTAGATTTCTCCAAGTTTTCCTTATTAATAGAGGCAGACACCTCTTTATCATTAACCTCGCTAGCGGGTGAGGTATCATCAGCCTCTGCATAACTTGCAGATAGCTTAGATTCTTTCTTTACCTTGGCTGTTTTCTTCAAGGTACTCGCTTTATGACCAACTAAAGTTTCTGTTGGTTCACCATCACGATAAATTCTAATTAAAGCAGCAGGGTTTTCTTTTGTAGCCTTAATGCTAAACTCGGTATTAGGAACACCTAAAGTACCTTCAGTCATTACATGCTCAATTTTACCTCTTACTTTACCACCACTAGAATTCCATTCAACCATATCGCCAACTTTTGGTTTATATGCTTTTTCTAGTAGTTCGAATGCTTTTTCTAATTGCTCTTGATCTTTTAGCAATGCGATATATTCATCTTCATCTAGTTCAGATAATACAGAAGCTAGATTATCAGTTTCGTATGCAGCTTTGATGATTTCGAAAGCTTCCATTCTAGATTCAATGTAATCCTCATAGCTTTCAGCTACTTCTTTTTCCTCAGATTCAGGATATTCATAACCCATCATGCGAGCTAAAATTTCGGCATCTTCACCGTATAAGCTAAAAAACTTACGCAGAAAATCAGGTAGTTCCATTGTTACACGAACTTGCTGTACTTTCTCAATGAACTCTTGACTAAAACCTTTAGCTTTCATAACGAGTGCATAATCTGCACCAGAAGCTGGACCACCTTGTTGCTTGCTTACTAGAGCGATATGAGAACCTTCAGTTTCAAAATCGATGTTAGAAAGCTTACGCTTAGCTTTACGTGTCATTATTATTCCTCTTCAATTGTTTCTACGGATGCTAACGCACCGATACTAATTCCGTTAATTTCACCCGCTTTAATCAAAGTCCATACGTCATCATCATGAACTTGCAGTGTCATCAACCAAGTACCCTTTTTCACAAAGTTATCTCCTAGAATAAAATCTACAGGAGCAAGGTACGATTCGATAACTGAAAACTTATCGGTCATCGCTACATGAAATAAGTTAGCTTGCATATTTGATCTATTGAAAGATTCCTTAGCTTTTCTAACTTCTTCTTCGGATGTATAATCACCGTGTAGGTCAACACTATCAGGTAGCATAGCAACATAAGTTACCTGCTTCAATTCTTCATTAACAGCTTTACTTACAGATAGCTTTTCTTTTAAATCTTCAATATTTTGATTTAGCTCAGTATCGACAGCTTTTAATAATTTTTCTTGTCTAAGAATACTTCTAGCCCAAGCTTTACCAGCAGAACCACCCCATAAATACCAAGCAATAGTACCTGCGGTTGGACCACCGTCTGATTCTTTTTTAGATGGTGCGAAATTCTTTTCATGTCTACTAAAGAAAGCATGCATGCGTTTTACAGTAGCCAAAGATAAATTACCATTGATAATATCTCTAGCTCTGGCAACTCCAGAACCTACACCTTCTTGATTTGCCTGAGAAGCACTTAAACCTCCACGATTCCATTTTTCACGCAAGTCCAATCCTCTTTTGGCATTATTCTTCATAGCTTCCGTGGGAGCAAAACTCTTAGCTTTATTAATTTGTTCCATAATATTCCCATTGAGCATAATACAAACATTATTATATCATATTATTGAAGGAAAATCAAGTGCAATAAAAAGGACTGCATTTAGCAGCCCTTAATATTATTCTTCTAGTTTTTCAGCTTGAACTTGTAATTGTGGTACTGCCTCTTTTTCTAGAGCGATAAATAACTGAATTGAATCCTTCAGTTTTTGTTCGGCTAGAAAGTTTAGCATAGCAATTACTAGTTCTTTACTTAGAGTTACTTTTTCCATTTTATTTCCTTTCTGTGGTTAAAAAGATATTATAGCATAACGAATACGTTTCGTCAATAATTACATCGCTTTTAATTGATTTTCTATCTCAGAATTTATTCTTATACGATCCTCTTCAGATAAACTATGGATTACTCTTTCAATAATTTTATCTTCGCTAAGCTTTTGCCAGGGAATATAATCTTCATCGATTTCTTTAACATCAAAATAAGCCAGATCAGAAACAAACGCCTGCATTCCTCTTTCGTCTGTTCCAATCTTAAACCAATTTACAGTTACAGAATAATCTTTATCGTTTAAATAATCAATTTTACGAATTATTGACCATTCATATGAAATTTCCATTTAATCCCCCCAATCAAAATGCTACATAGGCACCTGGGAAAATATCCCAAACTGTACCGTTGAAATCGCTGGTAAATACATAACTCATATTATCCATCAATGGTACACCTGTTGCTAAATATGATCCAGAAAGAGCAATACCGAATTGTCCAGTCAGTCTGCCATGAACACCTGTTCTAAATTCAATAACCTGCCTATTTCCAGTTTTTGCTGGATTGTAGAATGTCAATTCATAAACAATACCAGGGGAACCTAGAGTGCCACTTGTGGACTGATTACCTTCATATCTAATCCTTACAAAGTCAGTTCCTGATGTAAGGTAGGCTACACGCTGATAGCTATTATCTGCTGATCCTAGATGAAATTTTGGCTGTGGTGGATTTGACGCAGATAAACTACTATATGCTGTCGAACCAGCACCAAATGTCACATATGTATTTGATCCAACAAACGCACTACTGTAGCTTTGATTACCCAATCTAAAAGTAAATGGTAATGGAACAGTAACGAAAGCATCATCTGAGCTTGCATTTTGTAATGAAGTCCAGCCGCTAGGAGGCCAAGATGGTACACCATTGGAACTTAAGGTTGGAAAATTTACTCCATTATATGATCTAATAATATCATCAGAATATGTAACTATTAAGCCAGGATCACCCATTGCTGTCGTTTTATTTCCACCACCAACAATACCTCTAACTAAAATAGCGAAGCTTTGAGTAAAATAACCATGCATATCTGCTGTATTTTTGGATAAAGTCCAACCTGTAGTAGCATTGGTAGATTCATATATATTATTTGAAACATAATAATCAAAAGCATAATATTTTGAACCATTTCCAATAAAAGCAGATACCCAGTTTGTAACAGGTGCATCTCCATGATTAGTCCAAGAAGCTCCAGTGCTTGAAGATATAATTGTCTTCAGATATATTGTGACAAATGCTGAACCATTCCAAATTAATCCTCTTGGACCTGCTGGATAACCTCCAGGTGGAGCACTGATTCCAGTACTACCTAAGCTCCAATTTATTCCATCTGTTGAATATATAGCAGTACCATTAAAACCAACAGCTACAAATCTAGAATTTTCATATAATATAAAACATAACTCATTCGATGTTGGACTAGTTCGTGCTGTCCAAGTAGTTAAATCTGGGGAAGTAAAAATTTGTCCACCAGCACCTACAGCTACATATAAACTATTTCCAAATGCTACATTATTTAATCTAGTTGCACCAGAAATTACAGAACCAACAACCCAATTATAACCATCTGTAGAACTTACTACTTTAGTGGTAGAAGCAATAACGAATCTCCCATTGACCCAAGATGTAGATAATGCAGTACCGGAAGTATTTCCTGTATCAATAAATCTCCAATAACTACCATCTCTACTTATCATAGCATTGAAGCCAACACCATAACAATACATACCAAGACCAGAAGAGTATGCACCATATATTGGATAATTATCATTTGCTACCGAATTTCCAATATTTAAAGAAATCATTACAGGTACAAAAGTATTATTTCTAACTTCCAATATTAGTGTACTAGTAGTATTGCCAAGATTAAATAATCTATTATTTATAGTATTAAAAATACCTGCAAAATTTATACCTTTACTCAATTGTGACCACGTTATAGCATCTGCGGAAGTATATGTTAAACCATTTACTCCAGTAACCATAAATAAATTATTTACGTAAACCGTACCAGTCATTCCGTTAGTACCGTAACCAGAAATTGTACCACTTGTCCAACTACCACTATCTCCAGTATCACTTCTGTAATATGTTCCACTACTACCAGCAGCAACTAATCTTCCACTTGCTGGATTATATGCAATTTGACTTAGTGCGATTGATCCGCCCGGTCCAACTGAAGTCCAACTTAAACCATCTGTTGATCTAAGAATAGTTCCACTATTTCCACAAGCATAAAAATATGAACCAAATCTTCCTACCCATCTGAGGAAAGCTGTAGTACCTGAAGTTCTAATTGTCCAAGTAATTCCATCGGAAGAAGTCATGATAACACCACTTGAACCAACTGCTACAAATAAATTATTACTAAAAGTTGTAAACGATATTGAACCAGAATGAGGATGTGTGGTAGAAGTCCAATTTATTCCATCACTTGAATAATCAAGATATCCAAATCCTTTTAGGATAACAAATCTACCTGCACCAAATGTAGTTGTACCAGGGGTTGCTTGTACACCTATCTGACCAGCCCATTGCCAATCATTTCCTCTATTGTTAATTGCTTCACCAGTTCTATAAAAAACATTAGAGTTATTATCAACAGTAACCCATCTATTAACTGATGAAGAATATGCTATTCCATAGAAAGTTGATGAAGCATCACCAATACCTATATTTGAAAGTTTCCAACCAGCAGATGGAGCAGCATAAGTTTTACCATATAAACTACCCAAACTAATAGTACCAGAAGGAATTCCAGCTAATGTTCTAACATCTGTATCATTTAGAGAAATAAGGGCTGTTGACGATTTAGTAAGCTCAGTATTTACCTGAGACATCGAAATTGCACCAGATGATGGTAATGTCATTTATAATCCCCTATTAATTTACTTTCTTTAAATAACAAAATGGAAGATACCCAATTAAGGGTATCCTCCGATATCAACTTATTCTGGAATATCTTGAGTACCATCAGCACCTTCAGTAACCTCTGGTTCTTGAGGAATCCAAGGTAGAGGCTTAGACTCTAAAGCAGCCTTGGCTACTTCTTTATCTAATACCATCTGGATGTGACTTTCAACAGCATCCATATTATCGAAGTTAGATTCAATCCAACTGACAACATCATCTTGTGTTACTTCAGATAGAGGTTTAAAAGATGCAGCTTCAGGTTCTGTTAGATCGACAATTTGAGGTAATTCAAACGACTGACCTTCTTCAGTTCCTTTTACTGTAAATTCAACTTTCTTAATTACATCAACTAACTCACCAACTGTACCAGTAAGGATTCGGTTGACGATAATTTCAAAATTTGCAGTCATATTATTCTCCAATTAATTTTTCAACTAGTGATTCTAGTCGTTTGATTCGTGTTTCTTGCTCTAAAACTCGTTTAGCAAGCTCAATTGCTGCGACAACCGCTGCATTTCCATAAGCTAGTGAAAGAATAGCTTTTTCATCTGAATCAGCTTTAACTACTTCAGGTAAAAGTTCTTTCCAATCTTGTGCAGATGCACCAGCCTGTCTTTCGCCAGTATCTATTCTACTATAAGTACCATGCTTAATTTTAGCTAAACGCTCAATAAAGTCAACTGGTAATTCTTGCCAATCAGTTTTTAGGCGCTCGTCAGAATACGCTGTTACGTTTCCAGCAGCAGTAAAACTACCGCTACTTGTTATAGTAAGTAGCTTTGCCCAAGATGCTCCACCATAACCCCAAAGCGCAGCATTACTGTTTTCGTCAAGTTGCCAGTTATAAGCACGACTATTATTCGCATTTGCAAAATAAAGTTGTGAAGTTATTGATGAACCACCATCCTTGAATATACGAACACCATCTCCGGTATTGACTGTTATTGTTCCAGAAATAGTACCACCACTTAAAGGTAGTGCATAACTTGAATAGTTACCAGAATGTAAAATTGTTCTCAAACTATTCCAGGTAGTATTGATTCCACTACGTAAATACCAATTTTCATGAGTAGACGTTGTAGCTCCACCAATCAATTGCCATGCTGCATAACCACTGTGCCAACCTTGCATTGTTATAGCACTATGCCAACCGGAAACAATCTGATCAGTAAACTCGTAAGTTACTCTGTAGCCTTGATAATCGTTGGGAGTTAATTGACCTGCACGAGTATCTAATATTTGATTATAAGTTGACCAACCAGCAGATGCAGACGATCCGGTTATATTAATGCCCCAAGTACCAGATGCTCCCGCACCTGTTAGCGATGGACTGTAATTTGTGTAGTTCTGGTCAGTGAGAACTTTATTCCATGAATTCCAGCCAGCCGCGCCCCAGCCACCGCGAAAGATCAAATCATTACCAGCGTGGCTCACATAAAACTGGGCACGACCGCCCACCCCAAGTCCGGGATCAAACGTCAGGATGGTGCCGTAGGGGTAGCTGTATGAGGTCGGCTTGTTGGAGCTACTCGCGATGTGCGCGTAGTACATTGAGTTGTAAGCCGTGGCATTGAAGTCCACGCCATCATTGGCGCCAAGCGCTCGCAGATTACCGTCAAAGCCGGTGTAGTTGCCAGCGTGGAGCGCGGTGTTGCCGTTGACGTACAGCACGCCGTCACGAGTCAATTCCATGCGCTTGCTGGAGCCATTCAGCCACCACTCCATGGACTGAATGTCTGTGGCGCCGCCGCGTCGAACGCCGATGTCCCAATACTCGCTATACCAGGGGAAGTTGATGCGCTCGATCAGGTTGCCGTAGCCCGTGCCGTTGTAGGACGACGGGAATACAAAGTTGATAGCGCGAGTTTCACTTCCACTTGTGTTCAGTCCGGCAGCGGACAAAGAGCCGATGAATGTGCCGTTTGCGTACCAAGTGTGCGTGCCTTGCCGAGAGTTGTAACGCAGGTTGCCGGAGTTGTTCTCCGTGCCGATGTAGCCTTCCCAAATGGACGAACTGTTCCAATACTCGACTCCTGCAAAGCCAGCGTTTGTGATTTTTTGCGTACCGACCATGTTGATCGCGCCGGTCAGCGTGCCGCCGCTTAGCGGGAGGGCGTAGCTGGAGTAATTGCCGGTGTGGAGAACAAGATTGCTCGTGCTGTTTCCGGCGTAGATTTGCCCTCGCGTGTACAGGTTGCCCGCGTCGGAGGTGAGTTGCATGAGTGCAATCTCACCATTGTTTTCCCAGATGAACCCCTGACCCGTGCCAGCTGCAACCCTGGAGCGAATGTGATGCTCACCACGCCCATCGATGCCCGTTGCAGCAGTTCCTCCGGACGCGGATTTGCCGGCGCCAGCTTGGCCCATGTAGATGACCCAGTTGGTGTCACCGCTGTTCCAGAGGTAAAGGCCGCGACCAGTGCCGCCGTCTTGTGAGTTCTGTACGACGATCTTCGAGCCGCCAGTCGCATTCAGCACGCCCGTGACTGTTCCGCCGCTTAGCGGGAGGGCGTAGCTGGAGTAGTTGCCAGCATGTAAAACTGTATTTGATTTATAAGCAAGTCTTGTGGAATCAATCGTGAATGTAAAAGTACTACCGTATCCGGAATTATTAAATTCATACGAAGAGGCATTAAAATAACGAAGACCACTTGTTGTATATTCGCGTGATCCCCAGGTACTATAAATACCAGCGGAACCACCCATATACAGATATCCGGAAATATGTGCATCACCACTTACTGAAAGTCGTAAATCTGGATTGGTCCCTAGTCCGAGATTTCCAGAAATTGTACCTCCACTTAATGGTAAAGAATAATTACTATAATTTTCAGTAGTTAGAAAAACCCAAGGACCAACATCTGTACCACCTTCTTTACGCATATATTGAGGTGGACCCCAAAATGGTAAAATTAAAGTTTGATTGTAGTAGCTGCTTCCATTACCATGATTTGAAATTAAATGACTTGCCCAACCACCATTCCAGGTTTGAAAACCTGCATCTTGCTGTAGCCAAGTTAATCGACCTTCACCATAACCAGTACTAGCTAAACCATTCGAAGCACCAGTAACATTAATACCCCAAGTGCCAGATGCACCAGTTCCTGTGACAGAAGGACTGTAGCTAGTATAATTGCCAGCATGTAAAACTTGATTTCCTGATTGTTGAATAGATACTTGTGAATTGAGGGCATTAGCATCTACAGTTACTCGACTACTACCGTTAATGCCGATGCGAAGGTTTGAACTCTCAAGCCACATTGGTAAATAAGCAGAAGTTGTTCTATTGTAACCTTGAAGAACTACTTGCGAACCATCAAAACCAAGCTCTAAATTTCCACCTGTAACACCAGTTCCAAAACCAGTAAATGCAGCGCCTGGACCACGTAGAACACCAGTTAGAGTACCACCTGTTAGGGGTAGAGCATAACCGGAATAATTTCCAGTATTTAAAACTCTATACTGTGTTTTTAAATTTCCAGAATAAATTTCTCCAGCATGAATTAAACTAGATGTTTTACCTAAAATATCAATTTCAGCTTTAATCTGAGAAGCTGTATAACTAGTATTATCTAAAGTCCAGTTTACAGGAGTCCAAGTATTTACACCAGTTGTATTTTCAAAGAAGAAATTGGGGGAACCAGTAGTACCATTAATTTGAATCTGGACAAGGAAAGTTGCTCCAGTGTTTACTAATCTGATTTTCGAAATTGAACCGTATCCACTATTTGAAGATACACTCAAATAACCATAACCAGCGTCGGTATCTGCTGTGAATTTTACATGACTAGCTAAATAGTTCTGATCATAAACATAGAATACACCAGAAACATCAGATTCGGTAATATTATTATTAGAGGCAATTGTATACCATGCTTCATTTGTTGGATTTGTTAATGTATATACAATTTTAGATGCACCAGTACCAGAGCTAAAAGCATCAATAGTACCGTTTGATTTCTTAAAATAAATCTTACCATCAGCATAATTAATAGCCAATTCACCGAAATCTAAATCGGTACTTAAAGGAACTTTTGAAGATACGGATGATTTCTTTAATATAATCTTGTTTGGCATTCTTAATCCTTAGTGAAGGTAAATAAAAAGGCAGTAAAAACTGCCTTGTTTTAAATTTTGCTTTATTTAGTATGTACCACCGTCTAAATCAGCCCAAACTGGAACACCATCAGCACTTACTTGTAATACTTGACCAGTAATACCAGCACTTAATTTAGATAAAGTATTAGTGGCAGATGCATATAGTATATCACCAGTTGCATAACTTGTCAAGCCAGTACCACCTTTTGTAGTAGCAATAGTAGTGGCAGACCATACACCAGTTGTAATAGTACCCAATGTAGTAATACTAGTTTGACCAGCATAAGTATTTGCAATATCAATTGCGTCAGCGGATACTGTAATTCTATCTGCTGCACCAACTGCATTGATTACACCTGCATTGAAAGTAAGACCGTCACCAGCAACTGAATTAGCTAAACCGACAGCATTATTTGTGACACTAATGCCAGGACCAGCACCTACATCAAAAGTAGTTCCAGTTAATGTTAAACCTTCACCAGCTACGTATGCACCAGAACCTGAGAACTGAACCCATGTTTGACCTGCAAAACTTGTTAGATAGTGATTAGTTTGTACCCAACCAGTTTGACCGTATGTTACACCTTCTACAATGAATACCGATGCTCCATCTAGCTCAGTGTAAACATCTGCATCGGAAGTACGAGTTAGAGCGTATGTTGTACCATTGTCAGCATAGACATAAATACCATTTTCAGTATCTACAGTTTGTCCAGTTAGAAGAATACGATAACCATTGTCTGCCTGATCTAAAGCGGAATGACCATCAATAACTAGAGTACTTGTTGAACCAGTTAGAGGTACATTAGTTTTAGCTAATAGATTTACTGCTTCTTTAAAACTAAGACCAGTAATTGCATTATCGACATATGCTTTATTTGCAGCATCATTGCCATTGATTGGATCGGCTACACCAGTAATCCGTGAATCTGTAACATCTACTACACCAGTGCCATTTGGAACTAGAACAACATTACCATTAGTATCAGTTGCAGTAATGGTATTACCGTTGATATTAATATTGTCAACTTGTAGTTCAGTTAGACCAGATAGTGTAGTGATTGTGCTACCAAGAGATACATTACTAGTACCAATAGTTACACTGGAATTTGCAAGCTGAGTATTTGTTACACCACCAGCTTTAATTGTAACATCACCGGAAACTACATTAAAACTTGCTGCATTAAACGAAGCAATACCTTTATTATCATTTGAGGCATCTTCGCCAGAAATTGTAATTGTGTTTGTAGCATCATTAATGGAGGTATCAATACCTTCGCCACCGACGATAGATAAGGTTTCACCATTATTGAATATATCCGGAGCACCAGAATCAGCAGCTAGTGTAAATGAAGTGCTGATAGAGGCAGTAGAAACCGCAGTAACTAGACCTTTTTCATTTACTGTGATAACAGGTATTGCACTTGCAGAACCAAAAGAACCTACATTTGAGTTTACTGTATCTAGCGTAATGGAAATCGTAGTATTACCTAGATTGGTCATTGTTGCTGAACCATCAGCATCACCAGAAATTGTAATTACAGGATTATTTACAGTAAAATCTAATTTAGCGTTTACATCATCATATACTACACTAATACCATTCTCGATATTGCTGGAAACCATTGCACCAACAATATCTTGAACAGCTTCGTGTTTAATACTGACTGCACCTTCGGTTACATCGAAATCTGTAGAGCTAAAAGATGCTGCACCTTTTACAGTATTAGAAGCATCTTTGATAGAAAAGGTAACAGTATCGTCAGTTACTGCTGTGTCGATTGCTCCCGAACCGACAAGATTTAAAGTACTACCAGTACTGAATAGGTCACTACCAGTATCACCAGTAATTGTAAAATCACTAGGAGGTAAAGTTGACCATGAAGTTTGACCAGCACCATTGGTTTTTAAATATTGACCATTACTACCAGATGTTTGGGGCCAGTTTTGACCATCGAGTACAACTGAACCAGAACCATTTGGAGCTAGTTCAATATTACCATTAGCGTTAAGAGAGCTAATCGTATTACCATCGATATCAATATTATCTACTTTTAGATTGTCAATTTTACTATTTGCATCTACAAGAATTGCACTATTGGCAGTTAGTACACCTCTCGTATGATCCATCATGTCAGTAAAATACTTACCACCGATTACAACGTGGTTGGCAGCATTTCCTGCGGTTTCCGTACCCATACCGATGTATAGACGATCACCACCATTAGAACCATTGTCTTGTAATGCAGAATAGGCTAATTCACCTTGAGCTAAAGTTGTAGGATTACCTGCAACTTCAGAACGCTTAATTCTTACGATTGAAGCCATAATTTTTCCTTAAATTAATAATGTCCAGACTCAACACTCTGGTTTTCAAGTAGTCTAGTAGCGACCCATTTTTCGCTAGATTCAGAATAAACCAAGATAGAACCATTTTCTAGATTTGACACATTAACGTCACTAGCTTGATTTATATACGTAATTCCTGGTGGACCTTGTTCCCCTGCTGTAATAATTAAATTAGTTTCTGGAGTTTTTACAAGAATAGTATTGTTTGGCGAATCGTCTACAATTATTGTGTCGTATCGTTGATCTACAATAACTTGTGTCATCTAGTCACCTCTGGCATTGCAATGAAATTACCTTCAATAATTCTAATTATTGTACCGTTGTTAAAAACAATTTCTAAATCGTATACACCAGTCATAAAAGTATATGCACTGGATGTATTGGCTGAGATTCTAATCTCAAGTTTTCCATTCATTGGTTCAGTAATAACAATTTTACCGTTTTCGGTACTTAAAGATTCAAGAAGACTTGAATCACAAGGACTCTTTCTAACCTGCATTCTAGCAGTGCAACCCGTAAGATCAACTGCAACAGCAGGATCACCAGTTTTCCACTGAATAGTTTTTACAAAAGTTGATCCTTTATAAATCGTTAAATCTAAATTTGCTGGTTGCATTTCATTCCTCGTTTTGAGATTACGATATTATAAACAAATAAAGACCCTCCGAATAAACGGAGGGCTACTTAATTCATTATATCATAAATATATAATATTTTCAAGAGTAATATTTAAAATCTTACGAACGTGAAAAATGTCTGTCTGAAATCGTAATACGGCAAAGTACCATCGATTGTTACTACTCTTGATTTTACAGAATTACTATAAGAATCAGCACATTCATAAATAATTGATCCTAGTTTTACAAATTCTAAAATTGGAAGATTTGATAAAGCACCAATTTCTTGTTGAATTGCTTCTCTTGCTGTACTTTTAGTATCATATTGTCTTCCTAGAATTGCTATGATCGGATGATTTATATCATTTGTTGCAAGAATATGAACTAATAAAAATTTATTATTTGGTACTTCTGCAATTTGCCAGTTTCCATTTACTTCGTAGTTATAGCAAGGTCTAGTTCCGGTTGGATAATGTGTAACTTGTCCAGGCATAATTAATGGAAAAGCTCCAATATCCTTTTTGTACCAAGGTGTATTTGAAGAGCCAATTCTATAAAATACTGGTAAATTGATAATTGGTGCTAATTCTTGAGGAAGACCATCTAGGATTTGAATATTCAAGTCTTCATCTGCAATTAAACCATTTTGACACGCAAACTGAGCGTGTGAGTCAAGAGCACCAGTTTGATCAGCTTGGAAATTATATAACCCAAGACCTGTTCGATATTGAGCACCAATTGATAAGTGAAAGTGCTGGTGTGTAGCACCATCCATTACAATTCCGTGACGTTCATCTGCAAAATAAATACTACGCTGCTGATCTGCCCTCCAATAAACTAGGGCGACTAATGCAGTATTCATAAATAAATCTGCACTAGCAGTCATTGTAGTTTTTAACTCATTATCTGGATAATCGAAATAAAAGAAATGAATACCTGATATATCTGGAATTTGAACTGATTCAGATTGCCGTGTAAATTCTCTAGCATGAAGCCATACGTTAAATTCAGTAGCAGGTGGTTTAGCAGAAATAGTAAAAGTTCTAGTTGCGTTATTGAAACTCAACTGGCTAGTTGTTCTAGTTTTAAAGCCAGTTGGTTCCTGCATTTCGATAAATGGACGATAATCATTAGTAACTACGATATTTTGCTCTAACTGCTCTTTATACGCAGGTTTCTTTGAGATAATTCTCTTACCGCTTTCGAGAGTAATCACAAGTCTACCGTATGTATCAAAATCAGCAGAAACTACATCATCCGACAATTGATCTTCTAAAGCTGCTTTTTCTACTTCTACGATATCTTCATTTTCTTCATCAAGAATACTAAAAGTTTCAGCTTGCTCAAGTCTTTTTCTGATAGTATCTTTGAGTTTATCCTCAACAGATACTCCAGTTTTATTTACTTTTACAATCAATTGCTGTTCTAAGTTAGCCGCAGCTTCACTTGCTTTTGCAATTGACTGAGACATACTCATGCCTTTATCATACGATTCATTAGCGACTTTAACAAACATCTTTTTAATTTCTTCTGATTTATTTCTCAGATGCAAAGGGATGCTTGTATCGCTAAATTTTTTGTTAGACATGAGTATTTCCTTTTAGTTAGAATATTTAGACTTCAGAATTTCTTCAACTGCTTTAGAAACCTTCTTTTTCTTTTCAGCTTCTTCTGCATTTTTCATAGCAGCTAAAGAAGCAATTCTTGCTTTCTCTTCTGAACCAGTATCTTTTAAAGTCTGGTTAAAGACACGAATTGCAACTTCTTGAACTGCTGCACTTTTCTTACTTGCCCACTGAGGTGGATTATCTTTCCTATATGGCATAATTAACCTGCGTTTTCTAAATTATTACTTGATGTGTCGCTACCGACTGCGCTTGTTGCAGTACCGCTACCTGTTGTACCTACTGCCATTCCGTCACCAGAACGTGAAGTAGCTTTTGGTATATATTCCTTCATTGGTTCTTCATCCAAGGGTAATGGATCGACACCAATGCTTTCACGAACCCGATTGAGAACAGCACGATCAACTTCAATGACAGAAGTACTTGCAAATCTTTGTACAGCTTTAGAGAATGATTCTAAATCGTCATTTTCTAGATTATCATAATCCATCGAACCCATTCTTGAAGTATCCCAATTATTGAGTTCATAGGTTTGTCTAATTAGATCATTATTGATAACATTTACAATCTTATCTAGCATAGCTTCTGCTGCACTAGCAGATAGAGAATTCTTAATCTGACCTAGAGCTAGAGAACCACCGCCTTGCTGACCCATGATTAGAACATCTGCAAACAAAGCAGTGACAATCATATTTTTATAATATTCTTTGATCTTGCTGGTATCCATTGCCTTACTACCGTTTAGGGAGAGTAAGTCAAGTTCAAATAAAGGATTGCGAGTCTCAGGATCGAAAGCTTGTGGTAGGATCAACGCCGATTGCTGATTCATTTGCAAATTACGCATTACATTTTCGTAATAAGCTCTAATTGCTTTTTGTTCAGGAGAAGCATCGGAAGATAGATACTGAGGTGGTAGCTTTAGTACAGGTAAACCAGCTAAATCTTTAGCTACACCATTTGCTTCGATTTCTTCGATTACTGTCAAAAACCTCCAAGCTAGATATGCATCCCGAAGCATAGATTTACCAAAAGGATCACCTTTATGTTTTCCTGCGCGGAAAAGTAAAATCTTACTGCGAGGTAAAACAACTTCTTTCAAAGTACGATTAGTATATCTTGCGTATAAATCTGAAACAGTACTTAAGTTTTGCTTTACACCAAGAATATCGTTACCATCATTTGAGAAGATGAATTTTTCGATAGTTTCCTGGTTTCTAATTGGTAATCTTTTCCAACCAATTAGGTTATCGTTGTACCTTGAACCATTGGATTTATTTCTTCTACGATATACTTTTTCATGCACAGAGAAACCAAAGACATTAGAACTAAGAGCATCACTGATGAATTCTTGCCAAGTTTGATCTTGCATATCATGCATCATCTGATTGATGATTTCAGCTTGGCGCTTTTCTTCATCGCTTGCATCGCGTGGAGGTTTAAAATTCCAACTAACTTTACCAATTAAATTATCAAATAAAGTTAAAGCAGCATTAACAATACCATGATAAGTCATTTGCTTATAGGTATTGATGCTATGAGGGAAGTTTAGTTCTTTCTTTAATTCATCTTGGGTAATGCCATTCCATACATTTAAACCAAGATAACCAGCTTCACTTAATTTAAATCGTTCTGGGGTATCTTCTAGAGTTGCCTTAGTGACAGGCTTTAAATTTCGTTTTGTTGCCATCTAAGGCTCCTTTTTAAATACCAATGTTAGCGTATACAGGCATCTCAATTGAAGAGCTTGCCATCTTATCGAATGGATTAATACCAGTTAAATCTGGTAAACTAAAATCAGGTAAATGCATCTCTCTATTTAAGAGTAGCATTGCATCTGAACAGCAGTCAACCTGATCGTCTTTCTTTTTAGGATCGCCATCGAAGGTTTCTAATTCATCAAAAAAATCTTTGTTCCAGTTTGCTTTAACTACATTGACAAAACCTGCCTGAGTTATACTTGAAAATGGAGCAAAGCGTGTTATCTTAGACTTTACAGGCTTGGTTAACTTTACAGTAAATCCCATTTCAGCAAGTTTTCTTTGTAAATCCTTAGCATACGCACCGGCTGCTGCCGCTGGATCAAGAGGGATAGATATCGTAACATCCTGCCCATCGCGTAATGCTGTTTCAAATACAAGTTTTTCAACTTCGTGAACTCTGTCCCTAATCGAGACAATATCTTCGACAGTATAAACATTTGTTCCATCCTTTGAAACTAAAATACCACGAGTCCAGTCAGGATTAGGATATTGCTCGGAAGGTTTACTAAATGCAAAGTCCCAAGCACGAATTCTTTTTCTTGCTCTACCGTTTGGATGATCTACAAGTTGTACCCATTCACGTTTCCATAGTCCTGCGTTTTCAATACGAGCAAACCAAGAGCCATCTAATAATCGCTCTTTCTCGACGCGAGGAAGGGACATCAATCGGCTGATATAATCTGGTTGAGCTTTTAGTAACGGTGGATTATCTCTGCAAGTAGCACCGATGAAAGTAAACGAAGAGATACCAGATTCATCACCAGTCCCGTGAGCAGCTTCAGCTTCCTCTAAAGTATTATACCAAAGCATTGTATTGCCTTGACGGAAAAAATAGCGTTTATGTCCTGCTTTTTCAGCAATTGGAATACCTGTGTTTGGATCAAGATAATAATCTTCAATCCATTGCCTCAAGAACGAATTATAATCGGGATTGGTCATCATAAACATTTGAGGTTTATAATCTACATATGCATTACGCATGCGGGATAATAAATATACAACCATATCTTCACTGAAATCAGTTGCTTCATCAAAGATCACTAAAGAATATTGTCCACCTTTATGATCCAATTTATTATTTTCATGTTGCATATGAGAAAATTTTAGTAATGCCCCATTGGG